ATTTAATCACAGACTAGACAATTTGATTATTAGGATGTCCAACTTGATGTCATCATTGATAGGCTTTGATAAGAAAATTGTCAGTGATAAAGTTCTTAAATTGAAATTGATGAAGAACGATTATATAGCTATGAAGATATCATCTGGTACGCGTCGAGCGCCTTTCGCTATTGAACTTTTTGGTGAGTCAAGTCAAGGTAAAACTACATTTGGCGACCAATTAATTGATGCATTGTTAGTTAGCGCTGGTTTACCTACTGATAAGCAGTATCGTGCTGCTTTGAATCCGGGTGATAAGTTTTATTCTAATTGGACTAGTGATAAACTGGTCGCCATATTAGATGATTTGTCAAATGAAAAAGCTGATTTTGTAGAGAAAGCTCCAACTAGAGCAGTTATTGATTTTTGCAATAATCAGATGTTTTATGCTCCGAAAGCCGAAATTGACGCTAAAGGGAAATGTTTTGTAGAACCAGAATTGGTTTTAGTAACGACTAATAAGAAAGACCTTGATGCGTATGTTTATAGTAATTGTCCGTATTCTGTTCAACGACGCATGGACTTGGTCATGACTGTTCGATGCAGACCTGAATTTCAGCGCGTGGTCGAGGTCAATGGTGTTCCCGTTTATACGGGAGTTGATTCAGCAAAAGTGAGAGAATATTACACTGATGAAAATGGTGTTTATAATCCACCTTTAATTGATGATATTTGGTCTATTGATATTGAAAGGGCGGTTAAGCCTGATAATTTACGTAATATTGCTACATATGAACCATTAATGTTTGAAGGTCAATATATGACAGGATTGCGAGCTAGTGCAGCGATACAATTTGCTATTGAGAGTTATAAAGTTCATAGATCTAATCAGGATAGTATTATGGACGCGATGAAATCGCGAGATAAAGTCATGCGTAGATGTGATGTTGATGGCTGCTGTCACATTCGGGGTCATTGCCCTTACCATTATGATGTTCAATTTGGTATGGAAATAGCTTTGGCCTTGAATGACATAGGAACTAAATGTTATAAGACGGTTATTAACTCACAGAAAACTATTTTAAGTAGATTTGAGAAATATAGCACACAAAAGTTATACGATTATGCCGATGTTTTTACTAGGCGCTGGGATTGGCTTTGTATAGTTCCAGAAGATGTTATGACAAGCGATAAATTTGTAGATTTAGTCTATTGGTGGAATAAGGACAAGTATGAGATTGCACGCAATAAGAGT